TTTAGAAGAAGGTAGTACGTACGGCGATTTAATGCATGAATGGGAAATGAAAAAAGCGCAAGTGCGTGAACAAGTGAAGAAGTGGGCTGCTTATGCGGCCGCAAAAACGGTGTTAACGAAAACGAAGCAATATTATCATGAAGTACATCTTCCTCGTATTTTACAAAAGTCAGAAGAGTATTTCGTCTATTTAACAGGCGGACGATATAGTAAAATCTTTTCACCGTCAGAGTCAGAGCCGTTTATTGTAGAGCGTAACGATGGTATGCGTTTTTACAGTCATGAACTAAGCCAAGCAACAGCGGAGCAGTTATATTTATCGCTGAGATTTGCACTAGCAAAAACATTTGAGCATGATTATCCATTTATTATTGATGATAGTTTCGTGCACTTTGACGCGGTAAGGACGAATCGAACGATTGAACTTATAAAGGAAATTGCAAAGGATAGACAAGTCATATTCTTTACATGTCATGCGCATTTACTCGCGTATTTTACAGAAAAACAGATTATAAAATTAACACATATGCGTAAAGAAAATGAGTTGTAGTGTGCTATACTAAAAGTAATTGATTTGGTGGAGGAATTCGAATGAAAAAGAAAATTGCAGAGTATGAAGTTGGTGAACAAGTCGATATTTTCTTGTTAATTAAAACAGCGACAAAAGGTATCGCAAGCAATGGAAAGCCATTTTTAACAGTAATCTTACAAGATCCAAGTGGAGATATTGAAGCGAAGTTATGGGACGTATCACCAGAAGTTGAGAAACAATATGTAGCGGAAACAATCGTGAAAGTAGCTGGAGATATTTTAAACTACAAAGGACGTATTCAATTACGTGTGAAACAAATCCGTGTTGCGAATGAAAATGAAGTAACAGACATCTCAGACTTCGTAGAAAAAGCACCAGTGAAAAAAGAAGATATGGTTGAGAAAATTACGCAATACATATTTGAAATGAGAAACCCGAACATTCAACGTCTAACAAGACATTTATTAAATAAGCATCAAAACGAATTTTTAGACTATCCAGCAGCGACAAAGAACCATCACGAGTTCGTATCTGGACTAGCTTATCACGTCGTATCAATGCTTGATTTAGCGAAAGCTATCTCAAATCTATACCCATCATTAGATAAAGACTTACTATATGCAGGCGTTATTTTACATGACCTTGGTAAAGTAATCGAACTATCTGGCCCAATTTCTACAACGTATACGTTAGAAGGAAATTTACTAGGACACATTTCGATTATGGTGAACGAAATTGGTAAAGCGGCAGACGAATTGCAAATCGATGCAGAAGAAGTATTAATTCTTCAACACATCGTCCTTTCTCACCACGGAAAAGCAGAATGGGGTAGTCCAAAACCACCATTAGTAAAAGAAGCAGAAATTCTGCATTACATCGATAACTTAGATGCAAAAATGAACATGATGGACCGCGCATTAGGACGCACAAAACCAGGCGAATATACAGAGCGTGTCTTTGCGCTTGATAATCGTTCGTTCTATAAACCTAAGTTTCAAACCTACGGTGATAAGTGATTTTAGTGAACTTCTAAAAATGCTTGCCCACAATTTGCCCACGAGATTTTAAAAACTCGTCATATTGGTTTACGGCAGTTTCCTCCATAGATTTAGTAATGTGAAGATAAACATTCGCTGTCATGTCTATGGAGGAATGCCCTAAACGTTCTGATACGTATTTTATATTTGCCCCACTTTGTAATAAGTGGACAGCATGTGTATGTCTAAATCCGTGCAAGGTAATATATTTGAAATTACCTTTCTTACTAGCTTCTAAAAGAAACTTTAGGCTTGATGGGTGTAGCATACAGGAATTATCCTCATGTGTAAACACGAAATTGTAATCTTTATAGTATTTTCCATTCTTTAGAACTTGTTTATTTTGCTCTATCTTCATTTTCTTTAAATGAGATATAGTAGAAGGATCTAAAGAAATTGTTCGTTTGCTACTTTTATTTTTAGGTGGACCGAATAAAATTTTTTCACTTCTTTTGGTATTGATTAATGTTTTATTAATGAATAGCTTCTGTTCCTCAAAATCTACATCTTCCCATTGGAGGGCTAAACATTCCCCAATACGTAATCCTGTTCGAGAGAGAAACATAAATAGGGAGAAGTATTTGAATCCGCCTTTTTCTTTAAGAACATAATTTAAGAATTGTTGTAATTCGTCTATGTCATAACATTTTATTTCATCATCCTTTGAGGTTACACGTGTCGTTCTTAATTTTATTTTGGAAGTAGGATTTTTTTCTAAAATCCCAAGCTCGTTGACGGCTATATCTAAAGCATGATGCATTGTGACATTAATTGTTTCTACTGTTTTTTTACTGTACTTTTCCATTAGACCATTAATAAATTTTTGGTATTTAATCCTAGTTAAATCTTTTAACCTTAATTCTCCGAACGCAGGTAAAATATGAAGTCTAATGTTTTTCTCGTAGACCATATAAGTTCTGGGAGCTACATTACCTTTCTTGTAGGTATTTAACCATTCGTAAAGGTATTCGTTGAATGTTATTTTACTATCCTTCAAATTGCCCCCGGTTGCTAATTTTTCTTCTACTTTAGCAGCAGCTAATTGAGCTTCCTTTTTTGTTTTAAATCCGCCTTTAGAGGTTTCTTTGTATTTCCCCATCTCTTTGTATCTAATTCGGTATTCCCATTTGTCTTTACGTTTTCTAAAACTAGCCATTGTAATCACTCCATTCTATTTATAAAGAATGTCCTTTTGTTAACGGTGTAAATTCAAATGAATCTTTCCATTTGTTTGGGTATTCCGTAATGTTGTAATAATTCTTGTTTGGTTTGTATGTAGTAATCATGATGACTTCCATCGATAAGAAATCTTGTTGCAAAGTAATTTGCTTCGGCTTCTATACGGATTTCAGAACATAGCGATACCTTAGATAATCTAGGTGTATTTTCATTCGGATGAAAGATAGCATGTCCTAATTCGTGAAAGCAGGTGAAGACTTGATTTTGATATGAAAGTCGTTCGTTAATATGAATAAAGGGGATACGAGATATTTTGTGATAGTATCCAAAAATATCTCCTAAGTCTTCTGTGATGACTATAATCCCCTTTTCTTCAGCAATGAGGAATGGATCCCTGGTGTTATATTGTCTAAGTAGTTTGTCTATTTTTAAATTGATTTGTTGTTTTGAAACCAACCAGATCCGCTCCCATCACTATTCGTTTCTGTATTTATTAGGTGTAAATTTCTTTTTAGCCATTTGTTTCCCTAATCTAAGAGAGTTTTCTAATGATACAAGTAGTAACTGCTTAGTTTCCTCTGACATTGGTTCAGAGTCTTTAGAGAAAGCGAGTGCTTCAGATTTACTCATATCCTCTATTAATTCTTCTAATTTCTTTTGTATATCCTTCTCTTCTTTTTCGTTTAGTTCCCAGTATTTCTTGTCGGTTCTCCCTAACAAGTAATCTGTTGACACATTAAAGTATTGAGCTATAGTTTCTATTCTATCTATTGATGGCTTTTGTGTTTTTAACTTATATAAAGTATTAGGGCTAAAGTCTAAGCGCCTTTCTAATTCAGCCATTGATAGTCCTTGATTAGAAGCCAGTTCTTTTACTTTTTCAAATAACGTCATTTGTTTCCACCTATCTCAAGCTAAAACACACTCTATCCTAAAGGTTAGATTTAATTGTTGACTTCTTACTTTCAGGATAGTATTATGTGTTCATAAGCTATTTATTTAGCTCTCGAAACACTACTGAATAAAGCCGTCATACCACGTTCCCCAACGTAAAAGGCTATTAATGTAGGTTTATTAGCTATGTCTTAATTCTAACTTTCAGGATAGATAATGTCAATAAAAAGCTAAAAAATTAGCTAATAAAATAGGAAGGGGAGAAAGCATGGATAATAATGCATTCGAAATTAAAGTTAAAACATGGCTGATAATCAATGATATGAAGCAAAAGGATTTAGCAGAAATGTTAGATATTTCAAATCCGTATCTATCCGATATTCTTTCAGGAAAAAGGAACGGAAAAAAAGTAAGAGAAAAAATCATGAAAATTTTAGATGTGAAGGAGGCTTCATAATGGCAGCGACAGTGCAAGTCATAATTGATGATGCCTACTTGCAAAAAGAAGTTTCTCGTCAAGTTAATGAAAGGTTAGCGGATATGGGAGTTGGTACTTGGTGGGATATGAAAAGACTTCAATATGAAACTAGTCGAAGTTATGACTGGTTAATGGAATATGTAGTTTGTGATCCTCGTGTACAAGAATTTGCTAAACAAAAAAATAATCGCTGGTTATTTAAAGCGAATGAAATGAAGTTATTTCTTTCTAAGTTTTTCGACGAGCTATAAGGAGATGTATGAAGTGAAAAAAGTAACAGTAATTTTCAAATCAGGTGCAACAATTAATTTTACAGCTAAAGAATTCAAAATCGGAAAAGATGAAAATGGGAAAACAACTGCAATCAATTGGAACTGTGAAGGAGTAAAAGAATATCCGGTACATATAGAGTTAGAAAATATTGATGCAATCTTATTAAGGGAAGTAGGCGAGTTAATTGAAGAACGGTAAAAAGCCCACTAAGAAAGAAAAGATTCATATCCAATCATACAATTTGAATCCGGAAAATTGGTTGATTTTTAAAAAAGTAAGTAGTGAATTGCATTTGATACATCGCTATGCAAATCAAACTAAAATCATTCCAAGTGTATAGATAGGAGGAAAAAGTTATGGATCAATTAACAGTAGTAAATGAAAAACAAGTAAATAGTCAATTAGTATTTGAAGTTAATGGTGAGGTAGTAACGGACAGTTTAATGATTGCAGATATGTTTGGAAAAGATCATTACAATGTTCTGAAAGATATCCGAAAACAAATTGGATATGCAGGTAAAGAATTTGGACAAGTAAATTTTCACGAGTCCTCTTACATTAATTCGCAAAATAAAAGAATACCTAAATTCGATTTGACAGAAGAAGCTTTCACACTAGTTGTCATGGGATACAACACAAAAGAAGCTGTTCAAATGAAAATTAAGTTTATTGAAGAATTTAAACGCATGAAAAAACACATACAAAATCAGCAAAAAATACCTACAGACCCAATGGGTGTTTTAAAACTAACTTTTCAAGCTCTGGAAGGTCATACTCAGGAAATCCGGGATATTAAATCTGATGTGAAGGACTTACGTGAAAATGCTCCTTTATATGCAGTTGAATGTGATGAAATATCAAAAGTTGTAAGGAAGCTAGGGGTACTTTTACTAGGTGGCAAGGATTCTAATGCATATAAGGATATTAGCCTTAGAAGAAAGCTATATAGCGATATTTATAGTCAACTACATAGAGAGTTTGGTGTGAACAGTTATAAAGCTATTAAACGTCATCATTTAGATAGAGCAATTCAAATCATTAATGAAGAATATTCAATTCCAACTGTTTTAGATGAAGAAATTACATCTACAAATGCACAAATAAATATGGCAGAAATTCAATAGGAGGAAGTAACATGCAACAACAAATTTTAGTAATAGTTACTGGTTTATCTAATTTACCAAGTATTTACGGATACAAAACAAAAGATGCTGCAAAAGAGGGAGTTCAAAAGTTGATTAAAAAAGGGATAAGCTCTAATTCAATTATTGTGGCTCAAGAAATCCCTATGAATATCGAAATACAAGTGGATGTTGAATTTTAATTAAGAAGGGTTTAGGTGAGAAAAGAAATGGAAGTCATGATTGATTTAAATACATTTGCTGATGGAGCACTTTCTGAAAGATTTCATCAAGAATTTGAACGTGTAATGGAAAATATGTATGACTTAAATACTGATCCCAAAAAAGCAAGAAAGATAGTTTTAACGCTTTCATTTACAGGTGATCAAAAACGTGAAGTATGGAATTGCCAAGTGCAAGCAACTTCAAAACTTGTACCGACGGAAGCCGTAGAATCTAAGATTCTTTTAGATACGGATCAAAATGGTAATTTAGTTGGTCAAGAATTAGCTTCTGGGGTTAAAGGTCAATTCTATATGGATTTACAAGGTGATGTGAAGACAGATGTTGGACAACCTGTAGAGGAAGCGGAATCGGTGGAACATAATAAAGCGGCAGATAAACAAACGGTAGTTATCGATTATTTAAAAACTAAATCAAATTAAGAAATGAGGAATTTGAAATGACTATGACAAGAGAAGCGATTGAGAAGGTATTAGAAATTGGAACAGTTGAAACGCATAGAATTGGTGAACAAACATACGCAACGCAGCGATTACATCTTGTACAAGAACCAACACCAGCTGAAATTGTTGTACGTAGTTTATCTGGATTAGTAGGTTACGTAAAATCAGAATTCGACACGTCTGAACCTTTAATGATTCATATTGTAAACCCAACAACGGTAAGTTGCTTTACTGCAGTTAATGGAGATAAGGCTAGAAGTGCGTATATTCAAGCGCAAGCATCTACTCCACGCTTTAATTTTGGAAGTTTCTATGACAGGGAAGAATTTAATATTGCGTTGCAATCAGGATTTGTACAAAACAACCATCGAGATATCGTTTTGCAGGTAGTTGGTACCGTCGTAGAAGAAGGTGTAAAAGAAATTGGAGATGATGGTGTATCGCAAGCTGTGATGGTTAAAACAGGGGTTGCTAGCAGAGGTAATGCAAAAGTACCTAATCCAGTTCAATTAAGTCCGTATAGAACATTTGTTGAAGTAGAACAACCAGAAAGTAAATTCGTTTTTAGAATGCGTGAAGGTGCTCGTTGTGGCTTGTTTGAAGCTGATGGTGGAGCTTGGAAGCTTGAAGCGATGAATAACATTAAAGAGTACTTAAACAATGAGCTGGCGGAAGAAATAGAATCTAAAAAGGTGTTCATTTTAGCCTGATGGATATTACAGAAGTAGAAAGTGTAAAAAACGTCTGTATCTTTGGTTTAGGGTTTGCAGCATTTATGTACGGATTATATAAAGGTGGTACTTTTATCGAGCGAAAGCTAGATGAAAGTGATCGCCTTGAAAGAGAGGTGCTAAACAATGGGGACAGAAAACCGAGTTCTTCCGGAACATTTAGAGAAAGCTATGGAATTAGAAGAAGGGCGTAGGGAATGTATGCACAACCAGCAGCTTTTATATAAGCAAATGGAACAAGAAAATCGAAATGGTAACAAGAACGCTTATATTGAATTACACGCTTTATATCAAAAACAAATCAAAAGGGATTTAGAAATATCGAAAGAGTTATCAGCCATGTACTTTAAGAAAATAAAAAATGATTCCTCTAAAGAAAGTAAAGATGTTTTAGATGTAGCAGATCGCCTGGAAGCTGTAGGAGGAAGAAAAGAAGTTGTTGAAGCGATTCGAAGAAATGTATAAGAAAAGAACCCGCTGCAACGGGTCCTAAAGTAAAAACAACAATATGTATTATAGCAATTTATTGATTTTTTGCAAATAGGAGAGGTAGGGAATATGGGAATTGTAAGAGTAGAAAAGAACAAAAATTATTCTGTCGTAAATAATACCGGTTTAAGAGACGAAAGGCTTTCATGGAAAGCGAAAGGTATTTTAGCGTATATCCTTACACTTCCGGATGATTGGGTATTTTATAGAGAAGAGTTAGCTACACATGCGAAAGATGGTCTTGATAGTTTAAGAAGTGGTATGAAAGAGTTGAAAGAATACGGATATTTACAACGTCTTCCAATTAGAAACGATAACAATAAAATTGTCAGTTGGGAAACGATAATTCATGAAGTTCCACAAGTTTTTCCACTGGCGGATTTTCCACCAGTGGAAGAGCCACCAGTGGAAAAACCACCGGTGGGAAATCCTCCGGTGGAAAATCCCGAACTACTAAATACTAATATACCAAGTACTAATAAACTAAATACTAATATACCAAATACTAATCATCATCATGATGATAAGGATGAATCAAAACTACATGTATTAGTCGATGAAGAGTTTAAAACCAGTTACAACTTTTTAAGAGAGAAAGGTATTCCTTTAAGTGAAATTGCAATTACGGAATTAGGAGAGTTTTGCGATCTATTTGGTCGGGAGTTAATTTTACATGCGACTAATAAAGCAATTGATGAGAATGCACCTAAATGGAATTACATAAAAGCGATATTGAAGAATTGGCAAAAACAAAAAGTAAAAACGTTAGATGATGTTGCTGCATTAGATAGACGTTTTGAAATGAGTAAGAACAGAAATTTTAATAAATCAGGTATGGGGCGTTCGAATAGAAAAGAAATTGTTCCAGAATGGTTACGTGAAGATGTAGAACCAACAAAAAAAGAAATAGAAAAACAAAACTCACAATCTACCGATGAAGAGCGTGAGAGACTGCAAGAAGTGTTAAACAAATATAAATCATAGGAGCGATTAACATGCTAGATATCTTTGCTGATGTAGGAGAATGGTGTGATATTTGCGGTAATTCTATTCCTCCTACCGATGAAAGGAATATGTACATTGATGGCTTAGAGAAAACATTGTGTAAAAGCTGTAGTGGACAAATAGAGCAAACGTTAAAAGTATTAGATTTTCGCTTGATTTGCGATTTACTAAGGGAATTAATAAGAGGGTTTGGTCGTGGGAAGGTCCGTCAATTCGATTTAGTAACTGCAGAAAGATACATTATTGAAAACGAAGTGGTTCTAACTATTGAAAAACGTGGTGGCAAGTTCAATCAAGAGCCTTTAGGTGAATTTGTTTCATTATCTACACAAGAGTTAATCACAGTCATTGAATTTTTAAAGAGAAAAATTAATCCTAATTTATGGATGAATGCCGTTATAGGAAATGTTTTGGAGCGACAAATGATTATTACATTAGGACAAGCAGAATGGAGCGAGAATCAATGAATTTACAAATAGCAAATCAAAAAGAAATAAAAGGACAATGGGTTGTTTGTGAGCTTGAAGATGGTCCACAAATTACAAAAGTTGAAAAAGCTGTTAACAATAACGTTCATAACAAATTGGCATTATGGGGATTTTGGCAAAGTGAGGGTTCAATTAAAGGAGAATGGGGATTCAATCATATAGATCAGTGCCGTTTAGCGACTGCAGAAGAAATTGATATGGAAAGTTGGCGTGAAGTATTCAGACGTAAAGGAAGAATCCCAGGTAAGTTTATTACAGGTGACTGGGTAACGGATGATGTAAATGCACTAACAGTAATGTATCAAGATGATGACATTGTAACAGTAGGTGTTGTTAATTCTGCTAAAACATATCAAGTTGCTGCAGAAGATTTAGAGCCATTGTTTTTTAAAGAAGACATGGCAGGGTGAAGTGAATTGTTTTCACTTTCAATATTTTCCGTGTTGGTGATTATGATTGTGTTTAGGATGGTAGATAGATATCAGTTTAAGAAACAAAAAGTGATATTCCTATTAATAGATAAACATCAAATATATAAAGCTAATGATGGCAGACAATTATATGAACTATCTATGAAGGAATTACTAGATTTGTTGGGTGAGCAAAATAGTAATTCTAATAGATTTTGAATTTTTATTAAGAAAGGGAGAATGGAAATGTCCTTAGTGGAGAATTTGAAAGAAATCCAAGAAAAAGCCATTGATGAAAAAGTATTGGAATTTGCAGAGGAAATGGAAGCCACAATAATCGAAAGTGCTGGAAAGGGATATTCAGGTTATAAGTATCAAATTCGTTATGATAATTCAGATAAGCATATGATGCTTTCGAAAATTTTTATAGAAAAGTTACAAGAATTGGTGGACGGTGTGAAAGTTGAATTTAAGAAAGAAGAAAGGAAGAGCCTTTTAGGTGGATCTTACTACGAACATTACATTCATTTTAAGTGGAATGACTAATTTTTAATAAAAAAGTTATTTTAATTCTATCTTCTGAAAAATGACTCTTCAGATTAAGAGGAAACTAAGATATTTTTCAATCCTAATACAATTTATCATGCGGATGTTAAAACGTCTTAGAAAAGAAAAGAAACGTGTTTTATTAGATTTGTAGTTTTCAAGTAGAAAGCAGGGTTGCAAATGGATAGTTCTAAGATAAATGAGTTGAAGAAACAAATGGAATTAGCATTGAACGAACCAAAAAAGGACGAGCAAAGAAAAATGGTTCAAGAAATTATGAATAGTCCCGAAATGTATCAATTTAAAAAAGGGATACAAAAATTGTGGGAGTGCGTTACTGAGTTTATAAAAATACTTATCGAAGCTATTAGAAAAATAACACGAGCAATTAAAAAGTATCAACGTAGTAATTCATTTAAAAGACAACGCATTAAACATAAAAGGAGAGTATTAAAAATGGCTAATCGCAAGAAAAGAAAACTCAAGAAAGCAATTAATAAACGTGCTAAAAAATTTGAGAAAGATAGAGTTACTGCTGCTTGGAGAAACATATTTGTAAAACGTGGAATCTTGAAATAGAAAGTAGGTAATCTAGGTGGGTTATGCAAATAGAGGAATGGCGTTTGAACTTTTATTAAATAATACAAATCGAATGTATAAAGCAGCAAACATAGGTGTTTTTAATAAAAGACCTACACCAGTTAAAGTCTTAAAAACGGATAAACGAGGAAATATAACGAAAAGCAATTGGCAAGAGAAATCAACAGTTGATTATGATGGTGTATACAAAGGTAGAGCGGTATATTTTGAGGCGAAATCCACGGAAAAGAATACAAGTTTCCCTTTAGAATATATACATAGACATCAAATTGATTATCTAAAGGATACACAAGAAATGGGTGCTATTTGTTTCTTCTTAATTGAATTCCGAACGGACCATGTTATTTATTTTGTTCCAGTTTCCTTAGTAGCCGAATATTACGAATCAATGCTATATGATGGAGGAAGAAAGTCTATTCCAAGGGAGGAATTTGAGAAAAGAGCGTATATAGTACCACAAACAAATAGAGCAGCCGTTGATTATTTGTATCATGTAGACAAATTAGGAATGACAGCTATATGAATAAAAAAGAAGCGAGAATGGAAGTTGGGAAACTGTTAGAGAATCATTGTCATGATTGTGAAAATAGGTATTCTCGTGATTTACAGTATTGTTGGAAGAAATGCGAGATAGGAAAAAAGACTCAATGAAATTGGTGCTTTTTTGGGTGGTAAAGTTGTTGATGAACAGCAAAAACAAAGAACAACAGAGCAATGGGATGAAATTTGCGAAACAACAGTCAAACTTAAAGAGAACGGAGTGACATACAAGAAGATTGCTAATAAGTTTAATGTGAGCGTGGGACAACTAAGGATACAGCTAAAAAGAAGAGGTATAAAGAAATAAGCCCAGGCTTTGAAATAGAAAGTAGGTGAGTCATTCCTTGTTTAAATGGCTTAAAGATTATCAAAAACTTGAAGAGGAAATCGCATATTTAGAATACAATTTAGAACAAACAGAAGCTGAATTAAAACGTTGGATCAGTGGCGATTTGTGTGATGTACGTTTAACATCTGATTCACAAGGTGCAAAGATAGAAGAGATAATTGAGAAGATAAAAAGTGAACTTTATATAAAACAAGAGCAAATGAAAAATCTTGTACATTTAATAAATAAGTTCAAAGGTTTAGAAAATAAAATACTTAAAAAGAAGTATATTGACGGAATGACATTAGAAGAAGTAGCTGAGAATATGAATTACAGTTCTAGCTATATTTATAAAAAACATGCTGAAATTATAAAGCGAATAAAGTTTGCGGAAGAACTTGCACTTTGATGACACTCAGCTCTGTGAATGTTACCCATTGAAAAAATGAATTATAGTAATTTCATAGAATTTTACGTAAGAGCAACTGGTGCATGGTTGCTCTTTTCTATCTTTATAGAAAGCGTGAAGTTTTTATGGGTTGGTTACCGAATGCAACTTTTATGGATGTCTGTTTGAATGAACTGGCGTTTATAGTACAAGTAAATAATTACAAAGGGAACTTACGAATCTATTTGTAATTATGTAAGTAACGTAATACAAAAATAACTAAACGGTCTATAAGGAGAGCTTTTGCTCTTCTTCCAATCACTGACGTATAAGACACGTAGTCTATTTGAATAAATGCGGTGATTGGAAGAAAAACAAAATCACATAAGTAGCTTAGTTAAAGGGAGTAACTGCGATGCGGTTACTCTTTTATTGTGTAAAAATTATATAGGTGGTGTTTCGTATGTTTGGGATATTTAAAAAGTTCAAAGGTACTAATCACGAACAAGTAAAAATAAATTCAATACAAATTCATGATCCCATCGATAAGATGGTTGAAAAGGAAATGGCACAATTGAAAGCGATAAAGGATGAGAAGGAGCAAGAAGAAATGAGCAAGTACAAAAAACAAATTACATCCTTAGAGGAATTGCACCAAGTTATCGATGCATTAGAAACATTAAACAAAAAATATGTAATTACAAAGGTAATACAACAGAACGAAACTTTACCAATGGGCAACAGGTACTATGCAAGCATTTGGTATGTCGAAGAAGTAGATGTCATTAAGAAACAATCTGCTGATGATGAAATAGTTAAATTTGTTTGCCGTGATTGTGGGACTTGGATTACAGGAAAAGAAAATATATTAGAAGGAAAAAGTTGTGGTTTTTGTTTTAGTCATAATACAACAATCGTTTCATTAGATAAGGATAGTGAATGTAAATGATTACATTATTACACAATGTAATTGGTGTACATGAAGCTGCATCTATTCTTAATGTTTCACCTGGTCATATTAAGAACCTTTGTGCTCAAGGAAAGATTGTTGCAAAGAAGATTGGTAAGACGTGGGTGATTGATAAAGTAAGATTAAGAGGAGTGAGATAATAATGATTACAGAAATTAGAAAAACAATATCAGGTACAGAGTATTGGGATAATGAAAAGAAGAAGAGTCTATTTGTTCCTACAGGTGAAGAAGCAGGATTCAAAGTAACTGTTAATCCTGAGAGTATGATCATGGGTGTGGACTTGGCAAACGGTAAAGATATAACAGTGGCTAGTGAAGTGCCAGTACTGAGTAACATGACAGTGAAAGAGTTACGTGAGTATGCCGATGAGTTGGGCATTGAGATTCCAACTGATGTTAAAAAGAAAGAAGACATCATTGAATTACTATCATGAAATACTGTGACTTCAATGGCTGCCGTAACAAGATAAGCAAGGGGCGTTATTGTGAAGAGCATAAGCGCAATAAGCCACCAAGGAAGAAGAAGGATAAGAAGAATATCTATCATCATGAGAACAAACCATTCTATCGTACTGATGCATGGAAGTATGTTCGCTCTCTAGTATACGAACGAGAGAAAGGATATTGTCAACGATGTGGAAGGTTCGTCTTTGGTAGGAGTGCTCATGTTCATCACATCATACCAATTAAACAAGATGAAACACTTAAATTAGAAATAAACAACTTAATGTTGCTTTGTCCAAAATGTCATATCAAAGAAGAAAATGAAGATAAACCAAAAAAAGTTTTTCCGAGTTATTTTGGAAGCCCCCCTATCAAAAAATAAAATTTGTCCTCTGGGGAGGATAGGTAGCGTAGGGGGCACATCAATAGTTGCACCGTTTTTAAAAAATGAAGGGGGGTGTGAAAATGGCTCGAATGTCAAAGAAGAAAAAGTTGGAAATGCTAGATATTGCAAGGGATGAAGAACGAAATAGAATCATAAAATTATTGACTGATGAGGATAATTTCACACCTTCACTCGAACCATTAATCGAAAATTATTTAGATGCTTTTATCATTTATAAAACTATGTTTGATGAATGGAAAGCTGATGGATTTGCAGCCACAAAAACGCATAAGAACAAGGCTGGAGCAACAAATGAAATGAAACATCCACTTGCTCAACAAGTTGAAACTTGGAATGATAAAAAGAATAAAATGTTAGAATCTCTTGGAATGACGAATAAGGGGAAAAGTGTACAAAAAACACCAAAAAATGTAGAGAATACCCAATCTAATGAGCCTAAAGATGAATTAGCGGCTCATCGGAATAAATGGCGGAAATCTAATTGATTATTACACCAGGTGTTAACTACGCTGATAAGTATGCGAATAATGTCATGCGTAATAAAAAGAAATACCCGAAATCGATCATTCTTGCTGTAGAACGTTATAAGAAGTGGAAAAAGCGTAAAGATATTTGGTTTGATGTAGATCGAGCAAATGAAATGTTGGATTTCGTTCAGTCATTCATTCGTCATGTTAAAGGACCACTTGCAGGTCAATTAATGGAATTAGAACTTTGGGAAATGTTTGTTTTTGCGAATATGTATGGGTGGTACCATAAAAACGAAAAAGGAAAAACAGTTCGTGTTATTCGTGAATCGTATGTTCAAGTACCAAAGAAGAACGGAAAAACAATTATAGCAGCAGGTGCATTGCTCTATGCTATGTATGGAGAACTTGAACTTGGAGCCGATTGTTATTGTGCAGCATCAGACTATGAACAAGCGCAAAATGCAGCTGAACCAATTGCACAAGCGATAGAAAACTCTGAGCCCCTGGCACGACCTACACAAATTTATAAAGGTGTTAATGGTACAGTTAGTGGCGCTATGTATCGATATAGTATCAATGGAATTGCATATCAAAATAAATTCAAAGTATTAACGAAAAACACTAAGGGTCTTGAAGGAAAGAACCCTTATTTTGTGTTGAATGACGAACTCCATGCGCAAGAAAATATGGACATGTATGATAACTTGAAGTCAGCTCAGATTTCTCGTGAACAGCCAATGATGCTTAATATTTCAACGGCTGGTAAAGGTGCTTCATCTGTTGGTATGCGTGTTTATAAATATGCGAAACTTGTTCTTGAAAATGATGATGATGATTCCTTATTTGTTGCAATCTGGGAACCGAATAAAAATTATGATTGGGAAGATCGTAAAGTTTGGGAAATGGTTAACCCTAATATTGGTGTTTCCGTTACGATGGAACAACTTGAGATTGAATTTAAAAAGGCGAAGCAGTCCGCACATTCAAAAGCTGAATTCCTTTCTAAGCATTTAAATGTTTTCGTAAATGGCGCTGATAATTATTTTGAGCATGATCAAGTACAACATGTTCTTGTAGAAGATTTGGGTGATCTTACAGGTGAAACTTGTTATTTAGGATTAGACTTATCTAAAACAACAGATTTAACATGTGTAAGTTTAAACTTCCCTTCACACGATGACGAAGGAAGGTCAATTATAAAAGTGAAACAGATGTATTTCCTTCCTAATGAAAACATTGATTTTAAAGAAAAAGAGGACAACGTCCCATATACTGATATGGTTGAACGTGGTTTTGCTATGTTTTGTGATGGGAAGATGATTGACCAAGACCAAGTTATGGAATATATCGTTGAATGCATGGATTTATACGATGTGCAACAAATAAACTATGACCCAGCCATGTCACAAAAGTTAATAGAGAAGCTTGAAAATCTTGGTTTAGAATGTATTGCAGTAAATCAGTATCCAAACGTTATGAATGCAATGCTTGATGATTCAGAAATACTAATTTATGAAAAGCGTTTAATTACCGACAATCCTTTATTTGTTTATTGTGCTCTTAATGTTGTAGTAGTTACAAATATTAACGGAATGAAAGCCCCTAGTAAGCGACAGTCCAAAAAGAAGATTGATGGATTTGTTGCTTTTTTAGTTGCCCATAAAGAAACCATGATGATTATGGATGATGTGAGTGAAGAGGGAATGGATGAATTAATTGGTGAAATTTATAGATAGGAAGGCGGTGAGAAATTGGGTTTACGAGATCGGTTTTCAAATTATTTGTATCGAAAGTTAGAGAATCGCGGTTTGTTTGATGCCATTTTAGGTAATAGCATTCGTTATGGTGGTAGATATGTAAGCAGTGACAATATTTTAGAATCTAGCGATGTTTATGAGTTGCTACAAGATATAAGTAATCAAATGATGTTAGCTGAGATAGTTGTGGAAGATAAAGAAGGCAAAGAAATTAAAGATGATTTTGCTCTTAAAGTGTTGAAGAATCCGAATAACTATCTTACACAATCAGAATTCATTAAGTTAATGACTAATACCTATTTGCTCCAGGGTGAAACGTTTCCGGTTTTGGATGGAGATCAATTACATTTAGCTTCAAATGTTTATACGGAATTAGATGATAGATTGATAGAGCATTTTAAAGTAGGTGGAGAAGAAATTTCATCATTTATGATCCGTCATGTAAAAAACATTGGTGCAGATCACTTAAAAGGAAAAGGTATTCTTGATTTAGGGAAGGATACGCTTGAAGGGGTTATGTCAGCCGAGAAAACTTTAACGGATAAATATAAAAAAGGTGGTCTATTAGCCTTTATGTTAAAGATGGATGCGCATATTAATCCTAAGAATGGTGCACAGTCTATATTAATCAAAGCTATTTTAGATCAATTGGAGTCAATTGATGAATCAAGGTCTGTTAAGATGATTCCACTTGGAAAAGGATATTCAATAGAAACACTTAAAAGCCCACTAGACGATGAAAAGACTCTAGCATATCTAAATGTATACAAAAAAGATTTAGGTAAGTTTTTAGGAATAAATGTGGACACATATACAGCTTTAATTAAAGAAGATCTTGAGAAATCTATGATGTATTTGCATAACAAGGCAGTTAGACCAATAATGAAAAATTTTGAAGACCATTTGAGTCTTCTTTTTTTCGGAAAAAATTCGGATAAACGTATTAAATTCAAGATTAATATTCTTGATTTTGTTACTTATAGCATGAAAACAAACATTGCTTACAACATTGTTCGAACTGGTATTACATCACCAGATAATGTTGCAGATATGCTTGGATTCCCAAAACAAAATACACCTGAATCACAAGCAATCTATATTTCTAATGATTTAACTGAAATTGGTAAGAAAAATGCAACTGATGATTCATTGAAGGGAGGTGATGGAAATGGCAAAGACAAAGGAAACACGGACATTTGACATCACCAAATTAAATACTAGAGATGCTACAGAAGAACAACCTTCATTGATAACTGGTTACGCAGCTGTGTTTAATTCAAAAACATCTATTGGTGGTTGGTTTGATGAAATTATTGCACCTGGTGCCTTTGCACGTGCTCTTTCTGAGAATGGGGATATTAGGGCACTGTTTAACCATAACTGGGATAACGTTTTGGGTAGAACTAAAAGCGGAACCTTACGATTAGAAGAGGATGGAAGGGGACTGAAATTTGAAGTTGAATTACCTAACACTTCTACTGGTCGTGATTTAGCAGAAAGTATGTCCAGGGGCGATATTAATCAATGCTCATTTGGATTCTGGGTAACTGAAGAAGATTGGGATTATAATGTTGAGCCAGCATTAAGGACTGTTAAAGAAGTAGAACTTTATGAAATATCAGTTGTTTCAATACCAGCTTATGACGATACTGAAGCATCATTAGTTCGTGGTAAAGAAATCGGTAAAGAAGTAGAACAGCGAATGAAAATGATTAAACAAATAAATCAAATCTTGGGGGAAAAGTAAAATGAACAAACAATTATTATTAGCATTACAAAAAAGAAGTAATGAAAGATTAGTAGAATTACGTACACAGGTTGAAAATCCTGAGTTACGTGCTGAAGACTTACCAGCAATTCAAGAAGAAATCGATGAAATTAACAAGCAATTACAAGAAGTTGCAGATGCTTTAGCAAATCTTGAAGATGATGGTTCTGATGAAGATGGAAATGAAGATGATGAAGAGGGTTCTGGTGAATCTGGTACTGATGGTTCTGGAGAAGGCGGAGAAGGTCGTGCTAACAATTATGATGGTGGAGAAAATAGAACTGGTTTAACACCAGAGCAACGAAATGCAGCAATGTCAGCTATTGCATCGGGTCTTTCTACACGAGGACATAAAACAACGAAAACGAAAGAAAAAGAAATCCGTTCAGCTTTTGCTAATTTTGTAGTTGGTCGAATTAGTGAAGCTGAAGCTCGCTCACTTGGTATTGAAGCAGGGAACGGATCAGTAACTATTCCAGAAGTAATCGCAAGTGAAATTATTACGTATGCACAAGAAGAAAATTTACTTCGTAAATATGGTTCAGTTGTAAAAACTTCTGGTGATGTGAAGTATCCAGTGCTTGTTAAGAAAGCAAATGCGAATGTCCGTAAAAAAGAACGTGGAGATAGTGATGAAATCGTAGCAACAGATATTGAATTTGATGAAGTTTTACTTGATCCAGCTGAATTCGATGCACTTGCTACTGTTACTAAAAAATTATTAAAAATGACAGGTGCTCCCATTGAACAAATTGTTGTGGACGAGCTGAAAAAGGCTTATGTACGTAAAGAAATTAATTTCATGTTTAATGGTGATGATGCTGGAAATGAAAATCCTGGTGCATTAGCGAAGAAAGCAGTAGCGTTTACACCTTCTGTACCAGTAGATTTAAAGGCAACTGATGCCGGTCAAAAAATGTATGATGCTTTAATTGAATTTAAAAATACACCAGTTACAGAAGTAATGAAAAAAGGGCGCTTTATTATTAACCGTGCAGCATTAACGGCAATTGAGAAAATGAAAACTGCTGATGGATTCCCATTATTACGCCCAATGACACAAGCGGAGGGCGGTATTGGTAATACGCTTGTTGGTTATCCTGTAGAATTTACTGATGCAGCTGATGTAAAAGGAAAACCAGATGTTCCAGTTTTATATTTTGGTGATTTTTCAGCGTTCCATATCCAAGATGTTATTGGTGCAATGGAATTACAAAAACTGATTGAAAAATTTGCTGGTACAAATAAAGTTGGTTTCCAAATCTATAACTTATTAGATGGTCAATTAATCTATTCACCATTTGAACCAGCTGTTTATCGTTTTGAAGTAAAAGCAGCAACTGGAGCTTAATATGGATGATTTAATTGAGAAATTAAAGGAACATATTGAATGGGAAGAGGGCATGAAAGAATCCATGCTCTCTTTTTATATTGAACAAGGTAAAAAGTATGTTCAAAGCTCAACAGGTAAACAAGACGAGTACCTAATTATTATGTGTGCAGCTATTTTTTATGAATATCGTGTATCAGAAAAAGAACTTAGCCAAGCACTTGATGCAATAACACCTTTTATCATACAGGAGCAATACGATGCCGAAGAGACTGACGAATAAATTAAAATGGAGAGCTGATTTATTAAAGCTTGGTGAAACCATTGATCCAGACACAGACCGTGTTGTGATGGGATATCCATTTGAAAGAAATATTCTTTATAACAATATTGGTGTGACGGTTACAGACAAACATTTCAGTCGTCAAGATGGAAATGAAATCATGAAAAAGATTGAAGTTCGTTTAGATCGAGCAATTGAAGAAAATCAAAAAGATTACCGTATCAAAATTAAAGATACGATTTACAACATTGATAGAGTTTATGTCCGTGAGGATGAACGGATAATGGAGTTGAATTTGTCCTATGCAAATTAATTTTGAGCAGTTACGAACAATCATGAAGGAATCAGGTATTCCGGTTTATCGTGATGATGCACCTACTGGCGCAAAATATCCTTACATTGTGTATGAATTTGTGAATGAGCAACATAAGCGTGCATCTTCTAAAGTTCTTAAATCTATGCCACTGTATCAGATTGCAGTTATCACAGATGGTACAGAAAAAGATTATGAGCCATTAAAGACTGTTTTTAACGATGCAGGTGTTTCCTATTCTCAATTTGATGGAATGGGTTATGACGAGAATGATGACACCATAACGCAGTTTATAACGTATGTGAGGTGCATTCAGTAATGGCTAGTAATAATAATGGTTTTGCTGATGCTTTGGAAGATATTAATACGTTGCTTAGAGTTAATAAACAAGTAGAAAAGAAGTTTTTAGAAGAAGCAGCAGAGTATTTCATAAGCAAGTTAAAACCAAAAATTAAATTATCCAATAAGAACAAGCAAATTCATTTAAAAGAAAGTTTGAAGGTTGTAGTAAAAAATGATCTTGTATCTGTGGAATTTGAAGATGAAGCTTGGTATTGGTACCTATACGAAAACGGTCATAAAAAAGCAAATGGAAAAGGTCGTGTGAAGGGGAAACACTTTGTACAGAATACCTTTGATGCAGAAGGTGACAAGATAGCAGAAATCTTAGCTCAAAAAATAGTAGATAAAATGGGAGGATGATAGAAATGGCAGCAACAAAAGAAAAAGAACTATTGTATCCAGTAGGTATTGAGTCATTGTATATTGCAATGATGGAAGGCGGTAAAGATACGAAAGCTCAGATTCCTACTTATGATAAAGAAATCTATCAAATGGATAACATTGTTGAGATTGGCATTGCAGGGAATAGTACAGTAACTCAGAAGTGGGCATCTAATAAATTATTTGTTAATGCAAGTAAAAATTCAAAGTATACATTGTCTTTAAGTCATGTAGCTTTACCACAAATTGTTAAAGATGCAATCTACGGTTATCTTGCTGAAAAAGGTGTTGTATTCAATAAAGCAACATTAAAAGAGTTCCCAATGTTTGCAGTTGGTTTTGTAGCTCCTTTAAGTGATGGTTCACGTATCGGTCGTTGGTATCCTCGTGTACAAGTTACACCAGGTGAAGAGAAATTTACTACCACAACGGAAGAAGCGGAAATTCAAGATCAAGCGTTAGCTATGGAAGCGACTCCTTTGTTATTCAATGATGTGACAGAAGTAGACTTTTCAGAAGCTCGTTCTTCAGCAACAGGTATTACTGTTGAGGAATTCATGAAACAGGTTATTTGTGATAAATCTCAATTATCGTTGCTAGGAACAGGCACAGGAGAATAGGAGTGATATTATGGCACGTTTAAGTGACTTAGTTAACGTTGATATAAATTTAAATAAAATCAAAATACAGGGTGTAGAAATCCCTGTTATTTTTACATTTGAATCATTCCCTTATGTGGAAGAATCTTATGGGAAGCCGTATCATGAGTTCGAAAAAGAAATGAATGATATGTTGGCAAAAGGAGAATTCAGTTTAGGAGAACAAGAAGCAAAACTGATGCGTTCGTTGATTTATGCAATGGTCCGAAGTGGTGGAACAGAGTGTACACCTACTGAAATTAAAAATGCTATTCCACTTTATGATATACCTGGTATTTTCCAAGTAGTATTCGAAATCTTTAACGGTCAAAACTTCCAAATTGAAGATATGGAGAAGTTGAAGAAAGAAAAAAAGCAAAGAACATACTGAATGAAAATGAAGAATCTCAGTCCGAATTGGATTGGGATTTTTATTTTTATGTCGGTAATACGTTGCTAGGTTTAAGTATGAATGATTTTTGGAGAATCACTCCTAATCATTTTTTAAAGCAATACATTATGCATCTTAGATACAACAATCCCGATGCACTTGAAGAGAAAGCAGTAAAACCACAAAGAGTTTATTTAGATCAGACTCCATTTTATTAAGAAATGAGGTGAAAATATGCCAGGGAATAAAGAAAGAAACGTTGTTCTTAATTTCAAGATGGATGGTCAAGTCCAGTATGCTCAGACATTGAAGCAAATTAATATGGTTATGAATAATGCAGCAAAAGAATACAAGAATCATATTGCAGCAATGGGTCAAGATGCCACAATGACTGATAAATTAGCAGCTGAAAAGAAAAAATTAGAAATTCAAATGGAAGCAGCTAAGAAACGTACATCAATGTTACGTGCTGAATATGAAGCAATGTCTAAGGATACTAATACAACCGCCGAACAGCTCAATAAAATGTACGGTAAATTACTAGATGCTGAACGTGCCGAGACATCTTTAAATAATGCAATGAAAAGAGTAAATGAAGGTCTTTCAGAACAAGCGATTGAAGCACGAGAAGCACGTGGAGATATGGAAAAACTTGAAGCTAATACTAAACAACTTGAAGCGGAGCAAAAGCGCCTGACAAGCTCATTTAAGCTTCAAAATGCCGAACTAGGAGCGAATGCTAGTGAAGCTGATAAGTTAGAATTAGCACAGAAACAGTTACGTCAGCAAATGGAAATGACTGATAGAGTCGTCCACAACTTAGAACAACAATTAAGTGCAGCAAAGCGTGTGTATGGTGAGAATTCCACAGAAGTACAACAGCTTGAAACGAAATTAAATCAAGCAAAAACTACATTGAAGCAGTTTGAGAATTCATTGCATAGTGTTGGTCAAAGTGGTTCTCAAGCCTCAGATGGTATGGAGCAACTAGGTAAGAAGTTAGATTTGCACAACATGATGGAAGCTACAGAAGTATTGCAAGGGATGTCAGAGAAACTGATTGAACTTGGTAAGGCAGCTATGGATATAGCCATAGATTTTGATAGATCTCAACGGAAAATTCAATCTTCATTAGGATTGACTCAAAAAGGAGCGGAAAATCTCGGTAAGATTTCGCAAGACGTGTGGAAAAAGGGGTTTGGTGAAAGTCTTGAAGAGGTAGATACCGCACTTATTAAAGTCTATCAAAATATGAGGGACGTTCCATATGACGAGTTGCAAATGGCATCAGAAGATGTTTTAACATTGGCGAAGGTTTATGATGTTGATTTAAACGAGGCTACGAGAGGTGCAGGGCAATTAATGTCACAGTTTGGTTTATCTACGCAACAAACATTTGATTTATTGGCAGCGGGTGCTCAAGCTGGGTTGAACTATTCAGATGAACTCTTTGACAATCTTTCAGAGTATGCACCGTTATTTAAACAAGCAGGTTTCAGTGCGGATGAAATGTTCACCATTCTTGCGAACGGGACAAAAAATGGTTCATACAACTTAGATTATATAAATGATTTGGTGAAAGAATTTGGTATTCGCGTACAAGATGGATCTAAAGGTGTATCAGAAGGATTCGGCGATTTATCAGAAGAGACACAAAAAGTATGGAAATCATTCAATGAAGGTAAAGGAACCGCAGCTGATGTATTTAATGCTGTATTAGGTGACCTACAAAAGATGGATGACAAAGTAAAGGCAAACCAAATTGGTGTTGCTCTATTTGGCGTGAAATGGGAAGACATGGGCGCAGAAGCAGTATTGAGCTTAAATAATGTTCATGGTGGTCTTGGTGATGTAAATGGTCGTATGGATGAAATGAAAAAGCTTCAGGAAGAATCACTGGGGCAACAGTTCCAAAGCGCGTTACGTGAAACGCAAGCAGCCATTGAACCGCTTGGAGCAAAGCTTGCTGAACTAGCTAAAGATGTTTTACCTCCGGTAGTAGAGGGGATTAAAACCTTAGTTGATGGGTTTACTAAATTGCCAGAACCAATTCAAAATTTTACTTTTATTTTTCTAGGGTTAACTGCTGTAGTTGGTCTTTTAGCTCCTATTATTGCGGCTGTAGTTATATCTTGTTTAGCACTAGGTACGACGATTGGAACAGTTATGCTTATTATCGCTGGGATATCTGCAGTAATAGCAGGAGTTATTTGGGCTATAAAAAATTGGGGTACTATAACCGATTGGCTTTCTGAAAAGTGGTCGCAATTTAAAGATTGGTTTGGTGAATTGTGGGATAGCATAGTTCAAACTTGTGAAGATGCTTGGTCTTCCACAGTTGAGTATTTCTCAGAAGCCTGGTCTTCTTTTGTAGGAATGATGCATGAATTTTTTGACCCTATAGGTCAGTTCTTTAGTGATTTATGGTCGGGAATTGTTGAAACAGCATCTTCTTGGTGGTCGTCGTTAGTTACAACAGCTTCTGAATTATGGGGGACATTAGTACAAGCTTGGCAAGATACTTGGAATACGATCCTTACTGTTTTAGCTCCAATTATTTCATTGATTTCTACAGTTTTAGAAGCTGCTTGGCTACTTATTCAAGCTGGTACACAAATTGCTTGGGCTGCCATAAGTAAGTACATTATTGATCCGATTACCGAAGCGTATAATTGGTGTAAAGAACAGCTTGGTGAGCTTGTCTCCTGGTTAAATTCACAGTGGGAAACAGTGAAATCTTATACACTTGCAGCATGGAATTTGGTAAAACAGTATGTCATTCAACCAGTTCAAGAATTGTGGAATGCGACAAAAGAAAAACTTGGTGAATTGAAAACTTGGATATTAGCAAATTGGGAAACTATAAAATCTTATACACTTACGGCTTGGAATGCAGTAAAAAAATACGTTATCGATCCAGTAACAGAGGCTTACAATTCAGCTAAGCAAAAATTTACTGACTTATATAATTCGGCTAAAGAAAAATTTGATTCAGTAAAGAATGCAGCGCAAGAAAAATTTGAAGCCGCAAAACGATTCATTATTGACCCAATTAAAGATGCAGTTGACAGTGTAGAAAAATTTATTGGGAAGATTAAGGGATTCTTTAACGATTTGAAGTTG